AGGCTTGCTAAGGACGCCCAGCGCCTCAAGAATATGCAGCTATCCCGTTTGGGTGAGATCAGCGCGACCAGCACAGTGCAGAAGCCAATATTCACGCCAGAGCAGGTCGCGGGTCACGAGATCCTGTGGAGCGAGGACAACGTCAAGAATTATCCTTATCTGCTGATTAACCCGATTACGAACGCGGACGGCCAGGAATCGGCGCAGGGCGCGCTGGACTATACGCGGGCGCCTGAAATCCCTCCGGCTATGGCTGCGCTTCTGCAGATCACGGAACAGGATATGAAAGAGATCCTGGGCAACCAGGAGGCCGGGGAAAAGATCCAGCCAAATTCCTCAGGCAAGGCGGTGGAGCTAGTTCAGAACCGCCTTGACATGCAGACCTTCATTTACATGAGCAACATGGCGAAGGCCGTGAAAAGGTGTGGGGAAATCTGGCTTTCCATCTCCCGAGACCTGTATGTCGAGCAGGGCCGCAAGATGAAAGGCGTCGGCGATCAAAACGAGATGAGCACGATCGAGCTAGCCAAGCCAATGCTGAACCCGGAGACGGGGGCTCTTGAGTATCACAACGATCTAACTCAGGCGAAATTTGACGTCCGGGTTGATGTCGGTCCGTCGTCTGTTTCAAAGCGAGCCGCAACGGTTCGCGCCCTTACTGGCATGATGACGATCACGCAGGATCCCGAGACGCTGCAGGTTCTTGGCGCGATGGCGATGATGAACATGGAAGGCGAGGGCATCCAGGACGTTCGGAAGTATTTCCGTAACAAGCTCTTGCGGATGGGCGTGCTGGAGCCGACCGATCTTGAGCTTGAAGAAATGGCGAAGGAAGCCGCCGCCCGGGCGGAACAGCCTGATCCGCAAGGCCAGCTTGCTCAGGCGTTGGCAATTGAAAGCCAAGCCAAGGCTCAACAGGCACAAGCGAACACTGAATACACGCTCGCACGAGCGGAAGAGACACGCGCCAAAACGATCGACACCCTTGCCGGGGTGGATATCAAGGCGCGCGATGCGGTTGTGAAAACCGCTGAACAGTTACGGCAGGCCACCCAGCCGGTTCCAATGGGTGAGATGAGAGGGCTATGATGCAGGACGAAGCGAACGAGATTGAAACTGAGATTGACCTCCCGCTCGAAGCTGAGATGGCTCCAGAGCCTGCGGAACAGGGCGAGACGCCCGCCACGGAACCGGAGGCGGTTGAAGATGACGTCATCGTGTCGATCGGGGACGATGCTCCCCCGGAAGAGGATGTTCCGGCCAGTGCGCCCCCGTGGGTGAAGCAACTCCGAAGGGATTTCAAACAGACGCAGCGCGAGAACAGGGAGCTAAGGCAGAAGCTGGCGCAAACCACGCGAACGGGTGAAGCAACGCAAATCGCCCCAAGCGCGTTACCGCCTAAGCCGACGCTTGAAGGTTCGGACTATGATGCCGAACGCTTCGAAAACTCTCTGGCGGCTTGGTACGAGAAGAAGCGGGAACATGAGGCTTATGAAGCTCAACGTCAGGCTTCGCAGCGCGAAGCTCAAAACAGTTGGACTGAAAAGCTGAATGCTTATCAGCAATCTCGCGCCACGGTTAAAGCGGCGGATTATGAGGAAGCTGAAGCGGTCATTGCAGAAGTAATGACGGTTACTCAGCAAGGCATGATCCTGAGCGGAGCGGAAAAACCTGCCCTGCTAATTTACGCCCTCGGCAAGAACCCCAAGAAAGCCGCCGAACTTGCGGCGATCAAAGACCCGGTGCAATTCGCTTTCGCGGTTGCACGTTTGGAGACCACATTGAAAGTTCAAAACCGTAAACCGTCAGCCGCGCCAGAGCGGAGCCCGTCGGGAACCGCGCCAAAGTCTGGCAACGCTGATAACACATTGGAACGCCTTCGAGCTGAGGCTGAGCGCACAGGCGACCTTTCAAAGGTCATTGCTTACAAGCGCCAGCTCAAAGCTAAGCGGGCATAAGGACACAGGAAAATGGCGAACAGCTTTAGCAAAGAAGAAAGGGTCGCTTTCGAGAACATCCTCGAGGGCTTCCAGGATGCGCTGGTTCTCTCGCGGAACGTGGCGATCTTTAATACTGACCAGTCAATGATGGAGCGCACGAACAACATTCTCTGGCGCCCTCAGCCGTACATAGCGACCAGCTATAACGGTACGGACATGACCACGAACTTCGACGACTACACCCAGCTTGCCGTTCCGGCGACGATCGGCTTCCAGAAGTCCGTTCCGTTCGTTCTGACGGCGACTGAACTTCGTGACGCCCTTCAGGAAGGCCGTCTCGGCGATGCTGCAAAGCAAAAGCTTGCTTCGGACATCAACGTGGCGGTGATGAACGTTGCGGCGAACCAGGGCACCCTGTTCGTCAAGCGTTCGCTCGGCGCGGCTGGTTTTGATGACGTCGCCCAGTGCGAAGCCATTATGAACGAGCGCGGCGTTCAGGCCGACAACCGTTATCTTGCGCTGTCAACGCGCGATTATAACGGCATGGCTTCGAACCTTGCGGTCTCCACCCGTTCCTTCGGCAACACGATCTCCGATGAGGCCCTTCGCCGGGCTTATGTCGGTCAGGTGGCCTCGTTCGAGACCTACAAGCTTGATTATGCCAACCGTAAGGCCGCAGCCGCTGGCGGCGCTGGTCTGACGATCGACACGCGCGCCTCGGCAGGTAACTACTGGGTTCCCAAGGCCACGACCACGGCGACCACGGGCGAGACGACGAACGTTGATAACCGTTATCAGACCATCACCATTTCCTCGACGACTAGCGTTGCGGCTGGCGATGCGTTCTCGATTGCGAACTGCAACTCGGTTCACCTGATCACCAAAAACGACACGGGCCAGCCGATGACGTTCCGCGTTATCTCGGTTCCGTCCGCGACGACGCTTGTGATCTCTCCGCCGATCATCTCGAACCAGGGCGGATCGGATGCTGAAGTTCAGTATCAGAACTGCACGATGACCTCGACGGCTTCGAACGCTTCGATCACCTTCCTGAACACGGTTACGAACTTCGTTAACCCGTTCTGGTTCAAGGACAGCATTGAGATCCTCCCGGGTCGCTATGCGGTTCCGACCGATGCGGGCGCGGCGGTCATGCGGGCTTCGACAGATCAGGGCATCGAGCTGGTCATGCAGAAGCAGTACGACATCAACACGATGCGAACTAAGTACCGTCTCGATACGCTCTTTGGGGTTGTGAACAAGCAGCCCATGATGAGCGGCGTCATGATGTTCAGCCAGACCTAATCGGAGGGATCACGAATGAGTAACTTTCTTTCAGGCGGCGGCAAGGTTGCCGTCACTCTCACCGGATCTCAGAAGATTGCGGTTTATTCGCAGGGCGTGGCTCAGGTCTACAGAACCTCCGGTTTTGTAAACTATCCCGACCAGTCTGCTCTTGTCGGAACGATTTCAAACGGTCAAACCGTTTTTGGAACCTACTCCGGCGGCGCGGTTGTGACGATCGAAGCTGGCGGCGGTCTCCCGGTTTACTGGGAAATTGGATCCGATCCGGTGGTTAAGCAGGGACGCCTTGATAACGGCGTTCAGGTTGATCCGATCGCCAAAACAACCACGGTCACACTGACCGCGGCTGAACTCCTTTCGGCTCTTTTGACCGGAACACACGCCGCAGGCGCTACGCAGACCTACACGCTCCCCACTGGAGCGCTCATGGAAGCTGCGGCATCCTTCGACGTGAACGAGTATTTTGACTGGTCGCTGATCAACCTCTCAGCGGCGGCGGCGGACACGATCACGATCGCAGCGGCGGCCACTGGTCATACCGTTGTCGGGAACATGATTGTTCAGTCGGCTAACGCTACAACGGGCGGCATTTACGGTTCTGCGGCTCACTTCCGCACCCGTAAGACGGCGGCTTCCACGTTCGTCACCTACCGCATCGGATAACACTGGCGCCCCGGCTCGAAAGGGTCGGGGCGTTTCTTCAGGGGAGGATAGAGAATGCCGCTTAAGAAGGGTTATTCGAAGAAAACCATCTCGAAGAACATTCGCAGCGAGATGAAGCGTGGAAAGCCTCAGAAGCAGGCGGTTGCGATTGCTCTCGCCACGGCTCGCAAGGCGAAGAGGAAGAAGAAGAAATGAGCGAGTTTCCAAAATTCGTCTATTCTTGCCCAGGGCCTTTCGTGGGGCCGCCTGGCGTAACGTTCAAGACTGAGACGGCGCACGATGAGAAAGCTTTCGCCCAAGCCATTGCAGAGGGCTGGTTTGAGACATTGCCGCAGGCGGCAGATGCGTTCCTAAACCCATCTCCCGCACCTCGCATAGTCGCCGCCGTTGAGGTGTCGGAGAACGAAGCGGACGATGAAGCGCCTCCGACGCGCGAAGAGATGATGATCAAAGCCGAGGAGCTGGGAATTGTTGTCGATCGTCGTTGGTCGGATAAGACCCTGAGCCAGAAGATCCTTGACGCGATTGATGCACAAGAGGAGCCGACCTGATGGCATGGACAAAGCGCCAGATCGTAACCCAAGCCTTTGAGGAAATCGGCCTGGCGTCTTATGTCTTTGACCTTGAGCCCGAGCAGCTTCAAGGCGCCTTGCGGCGGTTGGACAACATGATGGCGACCTGGAACGCCAAGGGCATCCGGATAGGCTATCCGCTCCCATCCAGCATCGCGGCGTCCTCGCTCGATCAAAGCGTTAACGTGACGGACATTGCCTTCGAGGCCATAACGACTAACCTCGCAATCCGAATTGCTCCGGGGTACGGAAAAACCGTTGCGCCTGATACAAAGATGATTGCGCGCATGGGTTATATGACGCTACTTGCTCGACAGGCGCAGCCGGTTGAGAAGGTGATTGACCGACTGGCTATCCCGATGGGCGCGGGCTCGAAGTACTGGCGTTATAATGAAGATCCGTTCTTCGGTGAGCCAATTGTTGAAATCGACGCGGGACCGGACAGCGTCCTTGATCTGGAGTGATGGCGATGGCGACGATTAACCAGCTTAGCGCTACGGATACGCTGACGGGTGGGGATCTCCTGCCGGTTTATGTCTCGGACAACGGGGACGCTCGCAAGGCAAGCCTGACGCTTCTCAAGACGTACATGCAGAATAACCTGACATTCCCAAGCACAAGCACGGGGATCAGTCAGTTTGTTCCGCAATATGCCTCTCCGGCTGCAACGGGCTTCACTATCACAATGACGAGCGCAAGCGCGAATGCTTGGTTGATCATCTCACCGCTCGGGGCTTACGCAGCGGGAACCATTACATTCCCGGCTCTGGCAAACTGCACGGACAATCAGGAAATCATTCTGGTCACGACGCAGGCCATCACGGCGCTGACAATCAACGGCAACGGAGCGACGGTCATTGGGGCGCCGGGAACATTGTCCCAGTTTGGCGGCGCTCGCTTCAAGTTCAATGCGCTTTCCTCAGCCTGGTATCGCCTCGATGAAGATAGCCCATCCTTCTCAGCCTTCGGCCTCTCGCTGATCAATGATGTTGACGCAGCGGCAGGGCGCACAACGCTTGGCTTGGGTACGATCGCCACGCAGAACGCGAACGCGGTTGCGATTACGGGCGGCACAATGTCGGGCGTTCCTGCCGCGTTCACAAGCGGGACCATAACCGGCATCACGGACCTTGCGGTTGCAGATGGTGGAACGGGCGCCAGCACGGCGGCGGCGGCTGCGACGAACCTTGGGCTGGGGACGACTGATAGTCCTCAATTCACGGCGATCAACATTGGAAACGCAACCGACACGACTGTCACCCGCGTCTCGGCGGGCGTGATTGCAGTTGAGGGCGCCACAGTCGCCACGTTGTCGACGGCTCAGACCTTTACAGAGCAGCAGACTTTGACCAGCGGCCTTGTCATCCAGACAGCCACGGCGGCGAGCATTGCGGCGGTTGCGAATGCGATCAACACGGCAAACAAGGTCGCGGGAAAAGTTGTTTACGATACAACGAACAACCGGATCATGATTGCAAGCGGGGCTTTAGCGGCCTCGGCCTGGTATGTTGCGGACGGATCGGCCTCAGTGGTTCCGGCATAAGGGGAGAGTGATGGATCAGGAAGAACACGGACACCTGAAGGCCGAAGCCTGGCGGACGCTGGTTGCGGTGGATCATGTTGACGCGAAGGCGGCGGATGAGGGGCGTAACATTTCCCCGGCTTGGAGAAGCTGGAGAACGGAAGTCCGGAAAGTCATCCGGGGCGAGCGGATGGACATTCCCGCAGAGCCGGAACGCTATGCAGGCGCTGCGAGCCCGGATCCGATTGTTCCTGAGCCGGTTGCAGCTCCGGCGCCTGAGGCAGTGGCGCCGAAGATTGATGATAAGATACCGATTGATCTGGCGCGGTTTACGGAACCGGACGAAAGCATTGGCGAGGCCCGGATCCGACTTCTTCAGAAGCTGGCGGACATGCGTTCAATGATCTCAGGCCGGATTGAAATGAGCGCAGATGAGTGGACGTTCTACAACATTCTGGAGAGCCAGGCGGCTCAGTCGTGGCTGAACAAGAGGGATTGAGAGATGATTGACCAGACCTTCGGCCCGGCTTACGGCTCCGCCGTTTCTGTTAGTGTGACCGCAACCTCGGCCAGCTCGGCGCTTGGCTTAGGGTCAAAGTCCATCGTGGTAACGAACACGGGCGCCTCAAATGTGTATGTGCGAACGGGATTGACCGGCTTGACCGCTCTCACCTCTGACTAT